ACTATTGAGCAATATAAGAAACATCTACAGCATACTGTTATTGAGGATGATACTAAAAAGGTGGTTGATACTAAGTTAATTGTTGGGGCGGTGTTATATCCTAAAAAGGTATGTATTTATGCTAAGAAAACCGAAGTCCGATGGATTGTGTTACGATATATCTTGAATGAGAGCGACTCTGAGAGAATTCCTTCCGACTTTTTGGCAGTTTCGCGACCATCTAGTCCAATTGAAGATTCTCTTATGAAAAATATTGTTTTGACTTCAGATCCTGTTCACAATGCAATTATGGAGGCTGTGGGTGATATTCCTTTACAGGAGGAGTCTCTCCGAAATCCTTTACGACTGGTTGATGATACCGAGGAGCGAATGTATCGTTTGCGCGTATTGGAATCTCGCCTTTCTGCTAAATTGGCAAAATACAAGATGAAGAAGGAGATTGATAAGTATTATTCGCGATTTGGACGAATGCCTCCTCCGGATGATGGAGATTTAGAGGATGAGGATGCCGACGATTCGGAATATTATGACGAGGATGAAATCCCGGAGCATTCATAGACGTGTGTTTAGTGAATAATTGAAACGGTGCTAAAGTAAAAAAAATATAGAGTTGTCATAGTAAAGAAAGAATATGTCAGACCAGACTCGGACATTAGTAACCAGTGTTATTGCGGTTGCCTTATTACTTGGCGCATTTTATCTATTAGATCCTACATTTGGTGGATTACTCCGACAGACAAGCGGTTTTACAGGTAATATGAACATGGGCCCTACATCAGTCGGCCAGGCAATGGCTGGGCAGATGGCGAATAATGGGGCTCTCAATGCAAAGCTAGAGACTAATGAACATGTAGTTGCGACACCTTCGGTTGGTGATAAAGCGGAGGGTTTCGCCGATTTAGCTGGCTATGAGGGCCCTGCTCAGTTTGGCAACTCGGAGCCCCCAGCGGGTTGCTACCCTCGTGATCAGCTGACACCTTCTGAACTACTCCCTAAGGACCCCAATAGCACTTGGGCGCAGCAGAATCCTATGGGCACTGGCTCTTTGAAGGGTAAGAACTTTCTAAGTGCTGGCGCGTTAATTGGAGTTAATACAGTTGGCCAGAGCTTGCGTAATGGCAACTACCAGTTCCGCAGCGAGCCCCCAAATCCCCAGATGCCTGTATCTGTCTGGAATCAGAGCACTATTGAGCCCGATGTAAATCGTCGTAACCTGGAGGTCGCTTGAGACTCCAGAATCTATATATAGCTGTTTTCTAATTATATTCTAATGACATATTATTTTTCTTTTATAATAATTATTATTAAAGAAAACTAATTCTAGTAATGCCAACTATTTAGAAAACCAAAATCACTTGTAGAAGCTGTAGTATGACTGATCTATACGACATGCTCAATAAAGTAACATCGTGGTCTCTATTACAATCGCAATATCCTCTTGTATCAGTAAAAAGCACTGTTGATAACAAGACTTATAAGGTGCGAGACCTACCAGATAAGCAGAAAGCTGCAGACTTATTGGCTAAAATTCGCATTAAGATGAATAAATTTATGATATATCTTGAAACAACCTATCCAAATAAGCCTCAAATACAACGTCTAGTAAAGAATTTCAAAGCAAATCCAGATAGATTACTTGAAGCTACTCCAGATGCTGACCATACTTCATATAGTATTAATAAAGGCGAAAAGGTTCATCTGTGTTTGCGACAAAGAGAAGCTACTAATGAATCACTTGTTGATGAAAATATTATGTTTTTTGTTGCCTTACATGAAATGGCCCATATGATAACAGCTACTATAGGGCATGGTCAGGATTTCTGGAATAATTTCGGTTTTCTTTTGAAAGAGGCTGAAAAGGAGGGACTTTATAAGCATACCGATTTTAAGTCACAGCCTGTTACATATTGTGGAGTAAGTATAACAGATGCTCCTCGTTATGATTCATCTAAGGATCAAGAGACTAATATAAGTGGTACTGATTTTCAGATAGGCACAATAGTTGAGACTTCTCCTAGTAAATAAGACTCCTGATAAATTAGGTTCTTACTGATAGATAATGGAGTCCAACGATACAATAGACCGATTTCTAAATCCTAGGCGGTTGAGCACCCTCAAAGGTGAAATACCGCCGCTTCAAGTATATATAATTCGTGATGCCCTACGACTACCCAAGAGTCCTATTATACTTAAAAACATATATCCCTTTTATACAATTGAAGATATTAAAAGAGAAATATGGATACATGAGAATGCAGACTTAGACATTCTTCCTAAATTCCAATTCCTTGGTATATTAACAGAAAATCCACACGAAGAAGACTATCCCCAACCTGGCCAATTTTATATTGGGGCCGATACTGAATGGCACGAACTTGGTGTCTCTATAAATACACTTGTTAAATTACAAAGTCCTCTTGATGTTTTAAAAAGTAACACTGGCGACGAACGATTTGTAGATTCAAGTGGTCGTCTACAAAGTCTTAAAGTAGATAGAAAAGAACGAGTTACTATTGATGATGCTTTTTTAATACCTCGTGGCGGTGAACTACCTGTATTTCATGTATATACCTTATCAGCTCTGCTACAAATGCGAACATTTGCGCAACCAATTAGCGAATATGATTTTAATGGTCGTCTTGCTCCCTATTTTCCAACATTTTCAAGCGATTCACAGATGACCCCTACAGAAACTGATATAAAACACGCAGAAAACCTAAAAGCATATATACGAAATAGAAATCATGCTATCAAACGAATTGATGGATTTATTGGAGAAATAGAACCACTACCACTATCCCTTACAGGGGTCCAATTTATTCGTTTTGTCTGGGATATATCCAATAAGAATAGCAACTTTGAAGGATGTGAGGCGCTTTTCTATAATTTATCAGCAAATGAGCGCCGACCCTTTCTGCGTCTTCTCCCCTTAGATGGAACTCCCCTTACAAAGTTATATTCACCAGGAGCTCTCACAATCTCTGAAACTATTTCTATTGAACTTATTAAACAGTGGGCACAAGAGAAAACACCTTTTAATGAGAAGGATTATTTCTTCGCAAAGGTGCTTCTCTATGAGGGCATGAATCCTATTTTTGGAACACTTCGTATACAAGAAGATGGTTCCGCAGATTTTATTGTTACTCCTCCCAAGAATATTCGTAAATTGGACCCGGAATTAGAACTTAGAAACATTAAAACAAATTTAACGGAAGCAATAGATAAGACTTCCCTAGAGAATATCCCATTTAGTCTAGCGGAAGCATCACTCACTGTTACCTTACAGTTACAGCCAAAATCTGGGCGTATTACAAAGCAATCGATTCGTGATAAACTTCAACGCGGATTCCAACCTTTTTTTCAGGAGATTGCACCCTTGCCAAATGAACAACCACTCATTATGCTTCGTTATAAATGTGTTACAAATTTTACGAATGAAGACAGTATATTTTCATTTTTAACACAGATTATTTCTAAAAAACTAATTGATGGAACGGTGTCTCTTCCTGAACTTCCAGCCCTAGTAGCAACAGAGTTCGGAATTGAACAAGAACAAGCCCAGATGAGAGTTGAAGGATGGTTTAGAGCCAGAAATAATTTCGGATTAGCTGACGCCGCAGGAAATGATATTAGACCTATATCAAATTCAGGCATAGATATCGCTATTTTTGCGCAACATCCATTATATTATTTCCATATCTATAGGGCAGAAGGGTCCGCTCATTTAGAACGCATATATACATTGATTGATTTATTATTTAACATACCTGACAGTGAATTAAAGAATGAGCCAACTATTCCAGAAGATGTTCGTTTATCTATGGAAGCTCGTGTATCACCACAAGGAAATATTGAAAGAGGCGATAATCAACAATTATCCCCCACATCTCCTCTTGAACAGCTACCTTCATCTGTAGTAAAGCCAGAGGAGGGGACCGATAATTTTGATGATTTTTTATTTTATACAACAGGAGCGCCAGAGGAGGGGGAAGTTACTGAAGATACAACTGCTGCGCCTCCTCCAGTAAGTTTGCCACCTCCTGCAAAAGAGGTTATCTTACCAGAACGAGCACCAGAAGGAAAAGTTATTGCTGCAGCTCAGGTTCGTCCAGCAACAGCCCCTGCTGCTCCAGAAGATGATGCTCCAATTATTGCCGGCAGTTATTTTATCAACAAATTAAAAGAACTAGATAAGACATTATTCGTATATAAGAAAACCGATAAATCTGTGAAGCATTATTCAAGTGGATGCCAAGCGAATGAAGACCGCCAGCCAGTCGCCCTAACTGAGCAGCAATATAGAAGAATGCGTGAAGAATATCAAGAGGATGAAGATAATGGGGAAATATTTTTTCGTGAATATCCTATAAGGGACAAAACAAATCCTCAGACACCGCCACCAGGTGCAGAGATTGTAAATATTATGAAGTATGGTTCAGATCCAGGGCGACAGAACTATTATTTATGTCCAAACTTATACTGTATTAAAGATGAAATTTTTGTAAGGAAGAAGGATTTTAAAGGAAAGAAGGACCGACAAGATAATAATAAACCTGAGAATACCTGTCCATTCTGTTATGGCAGAAAGATTCAGGATAAAAATAAACCTGGTGTGAATGAAACAGTGTATGAGAGAAAAAATAAACCAAAGGCCGAAAAACCACATTCATTTATTGGGGTTCTTACTAAACAGAAAAATCCGGCTGGACTTTCATTGCCATGTTGCTTTACTGACCCGGTGGTTTTACGACTTTCAGAGGAACCATTTACTCATATTCGCGAATATGAAAATAAATATTCAACAAGTGAGAAGACTACTGCTGCTCCAATAAATGAGATAGTCCCTAAAACACAAACAGCTGTTCTATCAAATGTGCCATATTATCAACTTCTAAAACAACATATACATTCAGAATATATAGTAGGCCCAGATAAATATCCTCTTGAGCCTGGAAAAGTCGGATTATGTAGTGGAGTTCTAGATACATATCTAGGACAGGTATCTGCGTCTCTTGTTACTCGAACAGCTATTAAACAGGATCTTAAAAGAAATGCGCAAGGATTTCTTCGTATTGGCGTATCAAATTCTATTAGAAATCGCAATGTATCACTTTTTGCGGCATTAGCTCCATTGTTAATAGTTACAAATACAGCGGAACAAGTTGCTGATTATATTAGGAAAGCTATACATCCTCTTATATTTCAATCATTCAACTTTGGAAATCTTGTACTGGAATTTTATAACCCTACAGACCCTACTCCTACAGATAATGAGTTAGAAAAATGGGCAAAAATTCATTTAGAAATAAAAATAGAATCAACTAATAAGTTCTATATTCAGAGATTTTATAACGCATATAATAGATTTATTCACTTTTTAGGGGATTCTTCTCAGCCCAAAGAACTGCGCCAGTTTGCACATATTCTTGCAGAACCAGGAGTGTTAACTGATAATGGTATTACTGTTATAGTAATAGATTATTCTGGAAATCCAAATGACCCAAAAACAGAGATTAATATACGATGCCCCTTACAGGGATATGACTCTGATCAATACGCAAATAATGATATTGTATTCTTAACACATGATCCCTCAGGAATATGGGAGCCTCTTATATATACAGATAATACGCCTGCAGTAGGCCGTGAAGGAGACATACATGACCATTATTTTCTGTTCCAAGCAGCAGTATTAACGAAACAGGCTGAGAATGTTCGTTCACGGATCAATGAATTTCGCAAACAATGTAACTCTAGTTCTTTAGGAGCATATACAAGTCAGACAGCACCTGGTGGTAAATCACTTAACGAATCGCTTATTCCCAAACGGATACTTGTTAATAGAGCTGGTTTATTTTATCCTCATGGACTAGTGCGTGATTCTTATAACCATGTTGTTGCTGCTACTTTTAAGTTTAATAATAGATTAGTCGCAGTCCCTTTAGCAGATGATGGATCATTAGACAACTTTGTACTTCATTATCTAGATCCTAAGAAGAAAACTCCTGAAATAAAGCGGATACATTTTAATTGGGATGATTTCAAGGCTGCTGATACAATAGATATTATTAATTTTTATGAGGGTTTTATAAATACACACTTTGATCAGTATCAAGGATATCAAATTCATAATATTGTTAAATACTCTGATAATAGGTTTGCAGTTCAACTTAAAAATGGAATATTAATCCCTGCTGGATCTATAACTGAACAGTCTAAGTATCCAACTATTGAAGTTACAGGACATCCAGAATGGTTTATTAATAAAGAGATTGCTGAACCGAAACTTAATAGGGATGACAAATTTTTGGAAGATATGATTCTTCCATTGAAGAAGAAAGATGCAGATGAAGTATTTCAACATTTGCGCTTAACTTTTGCGAACTATATAGGAAGTAAATCCGCAGGGCCAACTCTCCGAAAAAGGATTCAGGATATTATTGAACGAAATAACGAGATAAGTGAAAATTTTTTAGAACTCTATGAGAGAAGAAAACGGTTAGAAATTTTGATTGGTCCCCTTATAGAGTCTTGGTTAACAGTATCTGACAAGTTTTCCCCTAAAAATAGTCTTTTGCGAATGGATTGTCGCATTGTGGATAAGGGTCAATGCGATAATTATTGTATATGGAAAGAAGATACATCTACCTGTTCAATTCATGCCCCTAGCAAGGTCACTCTCGGAGCAAAACATGATTCTAAACTTGGCGAGGATTATACAGTTGATGGAAGCCGATTTTTCATGTTGCGCCTTCTTGATGAACTTCTCAGACTTCCTGAAAAGAGACGGCAACTTCTATATAAGGATGTATCATACCTCTCATCTCCATCTAAAACAATTAAAATAGGAGACCAGACAATTATTCCGGAAGTTAATACACAATGGTATCAGTTTCTTATTGAGGAGACTCTTCAAAAACCACTGGAACAACCGAAATTTTTTGAAGAATTTTCTAGAGAGGATAATGATCCAAGAAATACAGTGTCTGAGAGTGTGTACATGTTACCAGAAAAACTCATTAAATTAATTGGAGATGCGGCTGCTGAAAACCTGCGTATTTGGAAGGCATCAAACTTATATAATTTACTTAAGACTCTTAATATTGATTTGACAGCTATTGCAGGCGGTGAACAAGATATTAAAAAACTGAATAAAGAAATCATAAATAAAATTCGGAATGAGAAAAAGCATACTATTGGACAACTAGATCTGATAAACCCAGATGAAGGTATTATTGGATATTCACAGAAAACTTCGGATATAGTTTTGATTATACTTCTGGAATCAGGCGATGTTGGTTTTATAGTTAATAGTAAAACACCTAGAAGACCTTATATAGAAAAAACCGATTTAGGTTTACTAGAGGCAGCTGTAGATGCGATGCCTCGCCCTCCTGTAAGGTTTCCTAAACTTCCGAAAGCTCCGATACCTCCGATACCTCCGATACCTCCGATACCTCCGATACCTACAACTGCCCCTATTTAGGTGTCTTCATCCTCCAACATACAAGGCAACACGATAGGAGTCTTTGCTCCAGTCTTTAGAGCCCTCAATCGGCAATCTAGCATTGCCTGAACTTCATCTGGTAACATATTCAAGCGAAGCCGCCTATAATTCTTGTTATCTGGGTGAAGAATAATAATATATAAATCAGAAATCCGCAATCCATAGAAAGTCTCCAAGAACCACTTATAAATATTCAACTGCAATGTATAGTGCCAATAATTGCAATTAGGTAGATGGTCAAGAGGATAATAACCTTTCTCATAATCATTCGTTGATTTAATCTCTCGTGAGCGCTTCCAATCATAAATTACATGTGAGTCATCACTCGGTCTATAGAAGATAGCATCAATACTTCCAGCTAACTTGTGCTCCTTGGAGAATACCTCCCACTCCATCCTGTAAGGCACCAAGTCAGGACCACAATCAGCCCAGAACTTATTAAAATGACTCCACTCCTTTGTTTTTTTCACTTCATCATCAATGAGGTCATATGCCCCATTCATAAATTGTTCAATTGCTAAATGCATGGCTGTTCCTAGACCCGACGCAAGTTTTCCAGAATCGGACCAGCCATCTAGGATCTCTTTATCTGTTTTTCCATAGTATTTACCAGTTGTATAGGTCTTGCTTCGCTTGATAGCAGCAAGGGCGGCTTGTGGGTCAAAATGAGGGAAGAAATCGTGAATAAATCCTGTACAGGAAATCCATTTCTCACTTGTCCCTTCAATACTATATTTATGGGTGGGCTCATCAAACTCAATAACTAAATCACGAGGATGTCTATTAACATGGGCAAGTTGCTGCCATTTCTGCGGATTTCTGGGCATTTCTAAAGTTAATAACTCTTGAAGTGTCTAAATAATATAAAAATTATATCAATTTTTCAGATATTCTAGATATTCTAGATATTCTAAATATTCTAAATCTTCCAAATATTTATCATATGAGCTTTTATCCATTTACGAATCTGTGGCTCAATATCCTGTGTAACCTTAATCTTAAAATGCCTATTATCAATAATATTGTGCTTAGCTTTATAATATATATATACACTATTATCTAAGGTCCATACATAATTTACCATTTCTAGGTGATTCCATATACTCCATGGAGTGTGTTTAATAAATTCATTCCATGAGTCATATTCATAAGATAAGGATCCAGCGGTGTTATTATTCCGGTCAGCTGTCAGTTCATATAGTGGGATATACTCCATATTTATGGTAACTCTTATTACTATTAAAAATATTTATCAATTTTTGCCTTGTGGCCTTATCTAAAACCCTCCAACTTCCATAATCATTTTACCAATCTTATTCTGGCCTTCAATACGCCCATTATCTGAACGCCTCATACCTCCCATTTCACTTGTGGTGCTTGCAGTATAATAGAGAAGAATCTTACCCTGTGTGCGAGCTGCCTCTACTACTTTACGAAATGCTCCATCGGTATCATACCGCAGAGTAATAGCATATCGCAGGAGCCCATCCTGAATACTACTCCAGAGTGCCTCATCAAATATTGCCTTATAGCGCTTGAAGGC